GTCTGATAGAGTTTAAGATCGCGTTTACGGTCAAGGGGGTAATTTTCAATCGTGGCGAGGATGTCCAGAAATTTTTTTTCATCTGCGGTCAGGACATATATAAGATCCTTCTTATCATTCTTATCATTCTTGTATGTGTCCGTTTGTTGTCCGTTTGTTGTCCGTTTGTTGTCAAGGTTGCTGTCAAGATTACTGTTAAAGTTATCACCGTCAGACTGGTATAAGTCCCAATTTATAATGGTTATCAGTGAATATTTGTTGTTAGATTTGATGTCAATAGTGCTGTCAGCTTTTAAGAGGTTCAAATAAAACCATGCTGTCGATGGTGGCATGTCTAATTCTTCCCCCGCCTTCTTCCTTCCGGTGATAAATTGCCCCGGCCTAAGGCTTATTTTCTGGCGGCCATGGAAAAACTCATACTCTTTATGAGATGCTTTCAGCAAGCACCAGACAAAAGTTTTCAGCAGTTTCTCATTTTGAAAAACTTTGCTGTCAAGGGTTTTTCGATGCAGCTTTATCCAGCCGGCCATAAGATCCCCCTTTACCGCTCCTCCAGATCCATAATCAGCACGGCAACCTCATAATCCGGCCGTCCTACCGTCTCCGCTATCGTCCAGATTTTCGCGCCCTCTTTCCGCAATAGCCGGACAGTCTCCAGTTCCGACGGCGTCCAGGCGAAATTCCAATCCTCCGCGGCAATGTAAATCTTCCCGCCCTTACGAGCGTGTTCCATGTGGCGGAGGTCAACGGCCTGGCTCACTTCTCCACCCCCTCAGTCTTAGCCAGCATGCTCTCCCTCCTCAAAACGGGCAATTATTCTCCTCCCGCCCGCATCTCGGGCAGGTTTTCCATGTTACTTTCACGCCCCTATTCCCATCCCGGTCTGCGCCCTCAATGGTTGTTTCAACATGCATAAGCTCTCCGCAGTCACAGATGTCATCGTCATCGTAGTTGTCGCATAGGAATTGCCAGCGCCTCACAGTAAACCCTCCTTCATTTTCTCCCGTATCTTTTTTAGCGCCTCTTGCTGGGGCCTAATAAGATCGCTATCGTCAGCCCCCAGAAGGTATGTCCCAATCTTCGCCAAACCAAAGGCATCCGCTTCATCGTGATTTTTCAGTTCAACCCCCCACCGCCTATAGACATTCAACAAGATCATGCTCTTGTCAGCATTGCCCTTGCCGGTAACAAACTTTTTCAATGTTCCCGGCGCAACGTCCACCCACCTAATGCCGTAAACGTGGAACAGGCGCCGCAATATCCCCCCAAGTTCGCCGGCCTGGTGTGCCTGGTGTGCACTTGCATGGCTGTATCCTTCAATCACGATTAACTGAGGCTGGTATAACTCCAGCAACTTTTCTGTAGTGCGTTCAATATGGAGTAACCTAGGGACACCCTTTTTGCTACCAACCCCAATTTTGCCCACAATGGGTTCGCCAGCCCAAAGAACACAGTAGGCCGTATTGTTAAGGCTAGGGTCAATCCCTATAACGGGCTTGCTCATAACCCTACCCCCAGCATCCTGCGCAGCATTTGGATTCTTCTCTGTTAATTTTGCTATTTTGCGATCAGTGCTTATTTCAGATGTAACAAACCTCTTTCTCGCCATCCTGACCTCTCCATCTTCACAATTTCATACCAGCGGCCCCGGCTGGCGCAAGCCGCTGGACCAGGCTGTTTCAAATTTACACATCAACACAACATCTATCTCAAACGCCCCGGGCCTCCCGCCAACCGGTAACCCAAGTTCATCGGCCCGGGGCTATACGGCTTTTTACGCCACCAGTTCAACGGTCAACTCTTTGCCCTTGATTTTTGCAAGCAATGCGCGTTCGCTCCGCATGATGATACTCCCTTCCAGGGGCCTCAGCCTAAGCCGAGGTATCCTCCGCTTCAGATTCTTCATGGAATGGCATGTCGTTGGTGATCGGCCAGCTTTCCTCGCCGTTCTCCAGCTTCGTTAGGTACTCTATAAGGTCACTGGCCTCTTGTTTGGTCAGTTCCCTGCTGGACTGCTTTCCATACCGCTCCTGCATGATAGCCGTCATGGTTTCCTTCTCCAGGCCCAGTTCTTTCGACATGGCGAATAGTTTTTTCAGCTGGTTTTCGGTTGCCCCGTTTGTGCTGCTGTTTTTCTGCTGCGCTTGCGGCCTTGTCTGTGTCTGTGCGGATCTTGGGGACTGCTGCGGAATTTCTTCGTAATCCTCGAGGTCTTGCGTAAAAATTTCCGATAAGCTAGCTACTGTCAGAACGGCGTCCACCTGCGCCCGCTTCTTGGCCATCTTGAGTACGGTATTGGCCAGGGTGTAGGCATCCTGCTGCCTGCCGCTGGTATAGCGGCGTTCCCTGGTGTTGGCATGGCCCACGCCTTCTGTCACTTTTACATCGCCTTTTGACAAGGCGCATTTGACGGTGAAGGCAAAGAAGCCCCGGTCATAGTCCTGCACCCTTTCGATTACCTCATACTCGCTAGTAAGCCCCATAAGCATGAGGATTTTTTCTGCTCCCGGCTTGAGTAGTGTCGGCTTGCTGCCGGTGCCAGGGATAACTCCGTAATCGTGGTCTTTTTTAAGCGCCTTCTGCACAACCGCCTGAAACTGCGCTATCTTCTGCATTGTCGCTGATACCTGCTGCAGGTTCACGTTGTCGATAATGCTTAGGCTCTGCGCACTCTGGACTTTTTGTAATTCTTGAGCTGTAACAGACACTTATTTTCCCTCCTTCTTGAGATAGTACCGGTAATAACCCTTCGCCTCATACTCCACCTTGCGCGGCGGGGTATAGCTGCGCTTCATGCTGTAGCCGCCTGCGGCGATCCGCTCGGTCTGCTCACGGTCAAAAATGGCGTTAAGCTGCTCCTGCAGCTCTTGCAGCTCATCTCTGACGGCATCCGCGTTTCGCTGGAAATTTTTCCGTATACCTTCCAACTCCGCGTACCGTTTCAGAAGCTCCTCTGCTTCCTGCACAGGAGTGGCCGGTTCTTCGATGTGCCCTTCCCAGCAGATATCACGATATGGACACTCGGCCTGGAGATATTTTGTTTTTGATTTGCACGGGAAATAGTCGGGGTTGGTGCCTTCCCTCTCCGGCAGCTCTTTGCGCTCGACACACTCCATGATGTAATTTAGCCGGGTTTCCAGCTCCTGGCCCTTTTCTGGGTCGTATTCAATCGGGAAGGATAGTGGCGCCCAGCTTTCCGGGTCCAGAAACGTTTCCCGGAAGAAGTAAACTATTTCACCTCTGGCAGGTTTTTTGCGGTATTTGTGGTGGAAGTGCAGTCTCAGCTGCACCTGGTCAACGTGCTCCGGCTTCGGCAGGCCGTAATACTTAGCACCTACCGATACACTCTTAACTTCCACGTCCAAATTCAGGCCCGGTACCCAAATATCGGGATGGGCCACAATGCCATAAGGAGTTTTGAGTTCAAATTGCCGGTAAGTCTTGCCCGGATACATTTTGCTCCAGAAGTCCGCCAGACTGCGGTCCAACAAGTTTCCCAGGAAAGCAATGCCCTCGAGCTCCCGCATGGCCTCCTCATTTGCGGGATAGCCCAGGGCTGCATATACCTGTTTCCGGGCGCATGAGGAAATTGCAGAGGGTCTTATATGTGTAGGGTCAAATCGCTCTTGGCTTTCCTCCATTTTCCGTAAAATCAAATCAGAACTGGCTAATGCCATGTTAATCATCCTTTCGTTTTTATTGGCGGGGGCCAGGAACTTGCACCCCCGCCTACTGCAGAGAGAGCAGTTGCAAGCCTTAAATTGTTATGCTATACTCGGATTGAAGGTTTTACTTGGCCGCTTTCGAGCGGTCTTTCTTTTTCCCGATACTCCGCCAGGCATATTACGTTCTGTGGCATACCGGCGGCCAACCAGGCTTTAAAATCCTTATTCCTGCCGACAAAGCTTGCTATTACTTTCATCTGCTCCCCTCCCCTCCTTTCCGTAGTATTGGTTTTCAAAAATCATTCCGCAATATATACAGGTAATCACTTTCTCCTCCCGCCGGTCCCAGGACGAATACATTTCCCTGTTACACCGGGGGCATGTCCAGCTGACCATTACGCTACCACCTCCTTTTTCAGTGCCGGTTTAGGTACAGGTAATACTTGTAATAACCTCTCGTTTTGCCTTCGCTTATCACGGTTAGCCTACCAAATCTTTGACCTATCAAATTTGCTTTACTGTTATCAACTCTTGTTTTCAATGAATTCACTCCTTTACTCTGTGCCGGCTTTGTGTATTTTCGACTTTTCGTTGAGTTCTTTGTTGAAAAAAATGCTTGGGCTGACTTCTAATATGTTTGCTACCTGTGCCAATTCATCTGCTGAAATTGGCCGCGTTTCTCTTTCAATATTACTTAGCCATTGAGGAGTTCTATTCATTTTTGTTGCAATATGTTTCTGGCTTAAACCCTTCTGTTTTCTGACTTCTGCTATCTTTCTGCCAACGCCCACGATCTCGCCTCATTTAAATGCATTGTTTAGTTCATTTTTATTATATACTTAACCTTTTGTTTAGTCAAGCACTAAAATAAACTTTTTGTTGAAATGCTTTAACTCAACAGACACATGAGCTTAGGCAAAAAGCGTTGTAAAAAATAAGGTATTTTGGCAGATTTGTTAGCCGTATGTTAGCTGTAGCGTAAAAAAACGGGGAGCTCACGGCTCCCCGAATCTTTCTTTCACCACTGCAAAGTCCGTCTCCA